GTTATTGTTCGTAAAAAAACTGATAGTAAAAAGTTTGAAAAGTTTATTGATAAACTTTATAATTCTGGTCTTTCTGATTTAAAGATTGTAGAAAATTTTGAGATTAATATATCTGAAGATTTTGAAGCATTTGAATCAGAAGATACTATTTCAATCTTGAATAGATATATCCAGGAGGCTGAAGTTGATATTGATAAATCTACCATTCAAAAAATGATAGGTGAGATATATCAGGAAGCGTGTGAGTTAGTTTAGAGTTATGTTTATAATAACAGTTAAAGGAAAAGAAGCCGAAGGTGCTTATTCTGTAACCGATGATGAAGGTGAACAGATTCTTTATCTATTTGAAGAAGAGGATGATTCGGTAAGATATGCTATGATGTTAGAAGGTGCCGGAAGTCCTGAAATGCATGTTATAGAAGTTGAAGATGATGTGATGATAACAACATGTGAAATGCATGATTATAAGTATGCAGTTATAACCCCCAATGATATTGTAATTCCTCCACAAGAACATGATTCTTTTTGAAAATATTAAATGGCGCAATTTTTTAAGCACCGGCAACCAGTACACTGAAATTAATTTAAATGATAAATCTACAACTCTTATTATAGGAACTAATGGGGCGGGCAAAAGCACAGTTTTAGACGCCCTTACATTCTCTTTATTTGGAAAATCTTTTAGGAAAATAACGAAACCACAACTTATCAATACGGTAAATGAAAAGGATTGTAGAGTTGAAGTAGAGTTTTCTATTAGTAGTGTTAATTGGAAAGTTGTACGTGGTATTAAACCTAACATTTTTGAGATTAGAAAAAATGGAAAGGTATTAGATCAACATGCTTCAGCAGTAGACCAACAGAAATGGTTGGAGCAAAATGTTATCAAGATGAATCATAAATCATTTTCTCAAATAATAATCTTGGGTTCATCCACTTTCGTTCCATTCATGCAACTCTCCGTTGCAAATAGAAGGGAAGTCATTGAAGACCTTCTTGATATTAGAATCTTTTCTTCAATGAATATGTTGATTAAAGATAAGATTCGTGGTATTAGATCTGAAATAAAAACCTTAGAACTTAAGAAGGAATCATTAAACGATAAAGTTATAATGCAAAAGAACTTTATTGAAGAACTTGAGTCAAGGGGTAATAAACAGATAAAGAATAATAAGGAAAAGATTACTCTTCTTTTGCAGGAAAGTGATTCTTATAGAATCCACAATGAAACCTTTGAAAGAAATCTTAAAGAGTTGGTAAGTGACCAGGAAAAATTATCTGGTTCTAAAGAAAAGTTAAGTAAGCTTAGCAATTTAAAAGGAAAGGTATCTCAGAAAGTATCGACTATCACTAAGGAGCATAAATTTTTCGACCAGAATTCGGTTTGTCCCACCTGCACTCAGGATATTGATGAAGATTTTAGGATAAATAAAATCGCTGATGTTCAAAATAAAGCAAAAGAGTTGCAGTCTGGTTATAAAGAACTGGAGGAGGCAATTAAAGAGGAAGAACAAAGAGAACATCAGTTTATTACTCTTAGTAAGGAGATTACTCAACTAACACATGACATTTCTAAAAACAATACTCAAATCTCTGGATGCCAAAAACAAATCAGAGGTCTTGAATCGGAAGTTCAAACTATTACCGATCAAATTGCAAACAGAAATATTGAGCATGAGAAGTTAGAAACCTTTAGAAAGGATTTAAGTAATACCTTTGAATCATTAGCATCTAAAAAAGATACTATTCAGTATTATGATTTTTCTTATAGTCTTTTAAAAGATAGTGGAGTCAAGTCAAAAATCATCAAGAAATATCTACCTCTGATTAATCAGCAGGTAAATAGATATCTTCAGATGATGGATTTCTATATCAACTTTACACTTGATGAAGAGTTTAACGAAACTGTTAAGTCTCCCATTCATGAAGATTTTTCCTATACTTCTTTTAGTGAAGGAGAGAAGATGAGGATTGATCTTTCATTACTTTTTACTTGGCGTGAAGTTGCTAAGATGAAAAATTCAGTGAATACAAACCTCCTTATTATGGATGAAGTATTCGACAGCTCACTTGATGGTTTTGGGACTGATGAGTTTCTTAAGATTATTAGGTATGTGATTAAGGATGCTAATATCTTTGTTATATCCCATAAGACAGGTATGGAAGATAGATTTGAGAATGTTATTAAGTTTGATAAGTTTAAGGGATTTAGTAGAATAATCGAAGCTTCTAAAGTGACCTAGATATAGAGTATATACTTTGTATAGTTTTATGTCTAACATTCGTAGACCAGTTGATTATGGTAAGTCTTTTCATGAGTCTGGAATGACTCTGATAACTGACCCTAGAAGTGATCGTTATCTTAAAGAGATTGAAAATGCAAGTACCAAATTGGAGACACCACTCGAAGAAGGAACAGAAGAGAACTCTTAAACCTCAGGCTTTAAGACAAGCCAAGGCAAGGGTCAGACAGTTCAAGAAGAGGCACATGGACCGTTCCGCAAGGGGCGGTTTTGCTGTATTATAAGGACATACGAAACAAGGCTATGCAAGTCAAGCACGAAATTAAGTCTCAGTTGGCTAAACTACTTGCAACTGAAAATCTTATTGTTGAGCACAAGCAAGTCCAGACAGCATCATTTAATGTCCACACACGCCTCCTGCTGCTCCCACAGTGGGAGAAAGCAAGTAATATGGTGTATGACCTACTTGTTGCTCATGAAGTGGGTCACGCACTCTTTACTCCTGATGAGAAATGGGATGAAGTTGTTGATGTTCCACCACAGTTTGTTAATGTTGTAGAAGATGTAAGAATTGAGAAACTGATAAAACGTAAGTATCTTGGACTTGGTAAAACATTCTTCCAAGGATATCGTGAGTTAAACGAACAAGATTTCTTTCAAATTGGTGAAGAAGATATTGAATCTTTCAATCTTGCTGATAGAGTAAATCTTCATGCTAAGATTGGACATTTTGTTGATGTTCCTTTCACGGATGTTGAAAGGGGCATCTTAAAGATTGTAGAAGATTGTGAAACTTTTGAAGATACTCTAGCAGCATCTGTTATTCTTTATGAGTATTGTAAAAGGGAAAAGGAAGTAAGCAGTAAGATATCTGATATTGATGAGCATCAACAGGGAAATAACTCTGGAGATAGTGAAGAGACTGAAAACTCTGATGGTGATAAAGGAGATGTAGATGAGGGAGATTCAGAAGAAAAATCTTCTGGTGAAGATAAACCCGAAGGTGATTTACAATCTAAAACTCCAGGTCAAACTGCTGACCCTAATGTAAGGACATTAGATTCATTCGATGAAAGTATTAGGGATTTAAATGCTCCACAATATGATAGGAATGAGTTAAACTATGTTGAGATTCCTGATGTAAATCTTGATACTATTATTGCTAAGAATAGTGAAGTTCATGAAGTAATTGATGGATTTTACAGTCAATACGGTCAAGTATGTTTTTATGATGTTGATAAATCGTTTAGTGAGTTTAAGAAGTCTGCTCAGAAAGAAGTCAACTACCTTGTAAAGGAGTTTGAGTGCCGTAAGGCAGCAGATGCTTATGCAAGAGCATCAACTTCCCGCACAGGAGTTTTAGATACACAGAGACTTCATTCATACAAGTATAGTGAGGATATCTTTAAAAGGATAACGACTGTTGCTGATGGTAAGAATCATGGATTGGTTTTTATTCTAGATTGGTCTGGATCTATGTCTCATGTTATTGATGATACTTGTAAGCAACTATTCAACTTGGTATGGTTCTGTAAGAAAGTAAATATTCCTTTTGATGTTTATGCTTTCACTAATGAGTGGAGAAGGCATCAATGGCACCTAACTGCACCGGAAGGTGAAAAGTTTAATGATATGCCTCCACACGCTAAAAAGAAAGAAGGTAATCTTGTAGTTGAAGGTTGTTTTTCACTTATGAATATCCTTACCAGTAAAGTTTCTGGTAAAGTATTTGAAAATCAGATTAGGAATATCTATCGTCTAGCAAATAGTTTTTCCTGTAGGTATTCTTGTGGATACTCTTATCCAGCCCAACTTTCTCTTTCTGGTACTCCATTAAATGAATCTTTAGTTGCTCTTCATAAGATTCTTCCAAAGTTTCAGAAAGAGAATAGACTACAAAAGGTTCATACTATTATCTTGACTGATGGTGAGGCAGGTCCACTTAACTCTTACAGATGGATGGATTACCCTGAAGGTGATGGATACTATGGTCAAAGAAGGTCTGGTGGTAATACAATTCTAAGAGACCGTAAACTTGGAACCACCTATAAATTTGATTGGAGTCATCACGGATTTACTGGACCACTTATTCAAAATTTGAGAGATAAGTTTCCTTCTGTAAGTTTTATTGGTATTAGAGTTCTTGCTCCAAGAGATTTTCAGTATTTTGCAAGGAATTATACTCAAAGTTGTGTGGAGACTTGTGAGGTTACGACTCAATGGAAGAAAGAGAAATCATGCACCTTTAAGAATACTGCCTATCATGCTTACTTTGCATTGTCTTCAGCAGCATTATCTCAAGATAGTGAGTTTGAAGTAGATGAAGACGCAAATAAGACACAGATTAAGAGAGCTTTTATGAAATCTCTTAAGACAAAGAAACTTAATAAGAGAGTTTTAGGTGAGTTTATTTCACTGGTGGTGTGACACCTTCTAAAGTGTCCACTGGGGGCTCCACATCCCCCATTTTTGCTGTATAATAACGATAGTTAAACAAAAGACATGACCATCTCTGCTGAGTTTGTCCGTACTTCCCTTCAAGCACTTTATGGAAGTAGTGTAACAGCTGCCGACATTCGTGCATGGAGTGCGATGAATGGTTTGGGTTATCAAACCATTACTAATAAAATTTCTGATTACAAATCCGGTAGGGGTAAATGGGATCTTGGTAAGGTTGAGGAAGTTACTCCTGTACTACCAACTGATGTTCCTGATTCACTACCTTCCTTTACACAAAACCTTGTTCCTGAAAAGGATGATAGTTTTGTAAAGTTTGGAAACTTCAATGACCTTAAAAAGATTGTTAGTTCTGGACTTTTCTATCCAACCTTTATTACAGGATTGTCTGGTAATGGTAAGACATTTAGTGTAGAGCAAGTATGTGCTCAACTCAAGAGGGAGTTGATTCGTGTAAACATTACTATTGAAACTGATGAAGACGATCTTATTGGTGGCTTTCGCCTTGTGGATGGGGCAACAGTTTGGCATAACGGACCTGTCATTGAAGCACTTGAAAGAGGAGCAATCTTGCTACTCGATGAAGTTGACCTTGCTAGCAATAAAATCCTCTGTCTCCAGTCCATCCTTGAAGGGAACGGTGTGTTTCTGAAGAAGATTGGTAGGTTTGTAAAACCTGCTAAGGGATTCAATGTTATTGCTACCGCCAATACAAAAGGTAAGGGGTCTGATGATGGAAGATTTATTGGAACTAACGTTCTTAATGAAGCATTCCTTGAAAGGTTCCCTGTAACCTTTGAACAAGAATATCCCACACCTGCTACAGAGCAAAAGATTCTTGAAGGTATTGCCCTTGATCTTGGTATTGAGGATAGAACCTTCTGTAAGCGTCTTGTTGATTGGGGTGATGTTATCCGTAAGACATTCTATGATGGTGGTATTGAGGAAATCATTAGCACCCGTCGTCTAGTCCATATTGTTAGAGCTTATAGCATCTTCAATAATAAGGCAAAGGCAATCGGAGTATGTATTAACCGATTCGATGATGAGACCAAGCAATCATTCTTGGAACTCTATGATAAGATTGATGCAGACTTCGTTATGGAAGTTGGAGGGGAAGTTCCTGGAACATTGAAGATTAGCTGATGGGTTTAACCTGTCAACAGTCAAGGGTTGCTAGCTCAGTGGTAGAGCATCCGGCTTTTAACCGGTTGGTCCTGAGTTCGAGTCTCAGGCAACCCATCTGTTGACAGGTTAAACCTTATGTGGTATAATTTAAGCAAACACGAACGTACTTATGGTTTTTTATTATTATGGGAATGATGTTTACTCCACCTGAAGACAATACATATTATCCCGGTATATCTGACGCTAGTGATATTGACCTAGTTGATTTTTGGGATAATGAGAATACGTTGGATGGACCATTAGTTATTCATCCTTCCAGTCCAGATCCAAAGTCTATTAATATTCCTACTAACTATACTGGGTTTTGGAAGTATAATGAAGATGCAACTTTAGAAGAGGTAAGACACTATCTTAGTTCAACATATCATGCACACTATACATCTGAAAATTCTAAAACCCAAACTCTTGATTTGATTGAGAGTATTGGTGATGCTGAGGCATTTTGCCGATGCAATGCTATTAAATATCTTTCCCGGTTTGGTAAGAAGAGGGGAAAGTTTAAAGCTGATGTTTTAAAAGCAATTCACTATTGCATTCTTCTTTACCATTTTTCTGGCCTTCATAATGAAACTAAGGACACATATGAAACTTTCTGATCAAACACTTTCACTTCTTAAGAACTTTTCTTCTATTAATCAGTCTATTCTGTTTAAGGAAGGAAACAAGCTTCGCACCATATCTGTAATGAAAAATATTCTTGCAGAAGCAACAGTAGAGGAAGACTTTCCAAAAGATTTTGGTATCTATGATCTTAATCAGTTCCTGAATGGATTGAGCCTTCATAGTAGTCCTGACCTTGATTTTTCTAATGATGGGTATGCTGTTATTCGTGAAGGTAAATCTAGGTCAAAGTATTTCTTTGCAGACCCTACTGTAATCGTTACTCCACCAGATAAAAATATTACACTTCCTAGTGAAGATGTATGTTTTGAGGTAAGTACTGACCAACTTGATAAGCTACTTAAGGCGGCATCAGTATATCAACTCCCAGATGTTTCTGCAGTTGGTGGTAATGGTGTTGTTAAGTTGGTTGTTAGGGATAAGAAGAATGATACTTCTAATGACTTCTCCGTTGTTGTAGGGGAGACTGACGCTACATTCTCATTTAACTTTAAAGTTGAGAATATTAAGATTCTCCCTGGAACATATGAGGTTGTAGTATCACAGAAACTCTTGTCTAGATTTTCTAGTAAGAATCGTGACCTAGTATACTTTATTGCACTAGAGCCA